GTTATTAAAATCTAAAGGTACTAAAAGAAGTATTCAAGCATTGTTATCTTGTTATGGTATTCCACAATCTTTAATTAGTATTAATGAATATGGCGGTCCTCGTTTAGAACGAGCGCCAATATATGAAAAATTAAATTTTGATTATGCATTAGATTTAAGTGGTAGTTCTGCAGGTACTGTAACAGTTAATTATTCGCAATCAATAAATGCTGTAGAACTTAGATTTAGAACGGCCGATGTTGTAAAATATCCTACGATACCTAGTACTATGAATTTATTTACAATAGGTTCAAATACAGTAACTTTAAATTTTACTAGTGGGAATAAGGGTGTTGTACGAATAAATGGAACTAGTTCAAATCAAATTGAATTGTTTGATGGCAATTGGCTTAATTTAGTTTTACGAACGAATGGAACTAATTTAGATATCGTAACTAAGAAATCTAAATATGGATCGATTGTAGCAGCAGCTTCTGCATCGGCAACAGCTTCATTTGCAGGATCTGGCACATTGACATTGGGCGGAACATCGACTGGTGCTAATAGATTAGTTGGACAATTACAAGAACTTAGATTGTGGTCATCTAGTTTAAATGATGAAGCATTTAATAATCACGTTAAAGCTCCTGCTGCATATAATGGGAATATTGATTCATACACAGAATTAGTTTTTAGATTGCCATTAACACAAAATATAAATCATAATTTAACGGGTAGTTTAACTGGGGTTGAACCAAAACCGTCAAACATATCCGCATCATTTTCTGGTTGGTCATTAGCAACACCATATGATTCAATTGAAGAAACATATTATTATGACGCAATTTCATTAGGTGGTAGTACACTTGATGATAACAAAATACGATTAGAAAATAATGAGTTAGTTGGAACTTTGAGTCCTACGAGTAGAGCAGAACGAAGTCAATTTGATAAAGCTCCATTAGACAGTAAAAAAATAGGAGTATACTTTTCTCCACAAACAATGATTGATGAAGATATCATTGCACAATTAGGATTTACTAATTTAGATGATTATATCGGAGATCCGGGTAATACGAATCCATATGGATATCCTGAATTAATTGTTGAGTCTCAAAAATATTGGAAAAAATATACCGATAAAAATGATTTTAATTCGTATATTTCAATGTTTACGTTGTTTGATTTATCATTCTTTAAACAATTGGAACAATTACTGCCAGCACGTGTTGAAAAAATTACAGGTGTTTTAGTACAACCGAATATATTAGAACGAAATAAAGATACAATATTACCAATCCTACAAAAAACAAATGATACATATAATGCACAATTAGCTAGTACGTTGCCAACTGCGTCTGCATATTATGTTCAATATACAGGATCAATTGATGGTAAAATAATGACATTATCTGGAACTGATGATGATCAACTACAAGGATATTTAACAGCATCAATTGCTCAGAAATATAATGGCACGACATATAGTTATCAATATTTAACATACTCTGGTAGCACATATTATACTAGTTCTACTCCATATTGGCGTAGTGAAGTTTCGTTTCCAGCAATTACATCGAGTGTAACATCGGAATATAGATTTGTATCGGGTACGGTGTTAGCTATAACAAGTTCTGGACCTATAGGGTATTATGGTACCGGATCTTATGGTACTAGCAGTTATGCAATTACGTCTCCTTTAGTATTTACCGGGAGTTTTGCACAAGTACAAGACTATTTACCACGCGGAATTGAAAATCATCGATATGCTGGATGTAAGATTACTGGTCCAGGATTTAATGCCCCATCAACCGAATCAGTAGACGGCGGTCCGGTTGTACAATGGAGTTTATCAAATCCAAATCAATTGGTATATCAACAACTAGGACAAGAAGGTAATTTAGTTATAACAAACAAAAAAAATCCAGGTAAAAAGTCTACAGGAAAAAGTAGCAATACAAATTAACCATTTTTTTAATATGTAATATTTATAATAAAGGTAAAAATATTATGGGATATTTAGATAATTCTACAATTACAGTTGATGCAATTTTAACTTTAAAAGGTCGTGAACTTTTAGCTCAGGGCGGAAATGCATTTAACATTACACAATTTGCAGTTGGAGATGATGAAGTTGATTATTCATTATGGAATCCAGATCATCCACTTGGTACATCATATTATGGCACTATTATTGAAAATATGCCAATTACAGAAGCTATTCCGGATGAAACGCAGGCATTGAAATATCGATTGATATCATTGCCTAAAAATACTGTATACTTACCTAAAATTAATGTAGGAAATACTACGATAATATTACAAACACCAGGCGCATCTTCAGTTATTGCACCTAATACTGCTAATATTATCAGTGGCAATAGTACATTGGGATATACGGCAATATTATCAGACAATTCAATTGCAGATTTACAAGTATCTACACCATTGGCTAATGCAACAGCAGCTCCTACCGCTCCTGGATTTATTGGTGATAATTCAGATGCAACTAGTGTGTCTGCAGTAGGATTCCAATTTAGAGTAGTTGCAAAATCAGTATTTGTTACTGATAAAACTGCGACTATTACTATTATTGGTAATGAAACAGGAGGTAGCGTTACTATTCAGTTAACCGTTAAAAAAGTAGTTAACTAACGCATAAAAGGAAAATATTAATATGAAAGAATTAATTAAACGATTAAAACAACAACCTAGAATAGGACAAAATCAAGAATTTACAAATTTGGGAAATAATGCATTACTTGCACAATTAAATCAAGCAGCACAAAATATTACAGGTAGAACATTTACTAGATTTGATGCAGCAAATGATGTCGTTGGAAATCAAACCGAAACTGTTACAGCTGGATTATGGAGTGATAATATTGCTAGTTTGACTACGTTTTTTACATCATCTGCAGAAACTACGGCACAACGTAGATATTATGTTGATGTTTATCAAGAAACTCCTAGCGCAGATGGCGCAGCAACACAATTTTCTTTAGCATTCGGTCATGCTTTAGGTAGTGGATCAGATTCTCAAGGACAGTTAGAAGATTCTCCATCAAAAGCAATTTATTCACAATACCGACAATTATTACTTAATCCTACAGATTCTAGATTTACAACAGCTGGTTCTGGAAGTACTGATTATATCTATGTTGTTAACTTTAAACGTAATCGTTTACGAGAACGATTAGATGCTGGAAATTTTGAAATTCCATTACGTACAATTTCTGGTTCTAGACCTACTAATGCAACGGGTAGTGTAAATGTTTCGGGGTCTAGAGTAATCACATTAATCGATGATTCATCAATTTCAAATCCAACGGTTGGAGATTCTGGACAAGTTTACAATATTGTATCAGGTTCTATCAACGATGGTGTTTACAATCCATCAGCGCCAGTATATTACGGATTGGCATATCCAGCATTTGGTACATTGATATTAGATGGAAAGATGTTAGATCAACAATTGAATTTCCAAACAAATACAGGTTCAAGTTCAGAAGGAAATAATCATTTTGCATTGTTTCATTCAATATCAGGCAGTTCTGTATTAACTAATCCTAGCACGGGAGATGCATATGGATTCTTAGCACGAAATTCAGAAAATGTAACTAGTACAAATTATTTCGTAAGAGTTAAAAACGGTGAATATAATTTTTCAAATAATCCATCGTTTACTAGTGGTTCCAATGGACAATTATCTCAAACTACATTTATTGGCGATCCTAAAACATATATTACTACAATTGGTCTTTATAATGATAATCAAGAATTGTTAGCAGTAGCAAAACTTTCTAAACCATTATTAAAATCATTTCAGCGAGAAGCTCTTATACGAGTTAAATTAGATTTCTAAATCAACACTGATTTAAGCCCTGTTATATTTATATTAAATGTAGCAGGGTTTTTACTGTATGGAACAAACAAGAATAGGCATAGATAATTTTTTTACGTACGATGGATTATATCCGACAACTTTAAAAAAAGTTGATCCTACGGATATAGCTATGAATTCATTTCAAGTATATAAAAATTGGACTATTACATCAGGAAGTGTTACTTCTAGTGCATTACCATTAACTGCAATTTATACAGACACGTTGCCAATACTAGATACTGAATTAACATATAATGATGCTGCTAATATTGACGGAAGTTTGCAAACAGTTATTTATTATTCACTCAATCATTTATTTTATCGATATAAAAATGAACCGTTTATTACATATGGTCCGCCTAATATAACAAAAACAAAAAAAGCATTATTTCAATCAGCTTCAGTTTTATCAATTCCACAAGTTAAAATTGGCGAACGAATAAAATCTACATCATTTACGTTTACTTCTTCAGTATCTGGATCATTTGCTTCAGATTCATATGAAAATATTTATGATACAAGTTTTAATACGGCAGCAATCGTATCAGGTTCTGTATTTTATGAAGGATTTAATGAATATTTTGATATATCACGTACGCCGTATAATACGTCAGGAGTTACATATGTTTCGGGAATACCTACTACTACGGGACAACAACGAAGTATTGGGTATGCTGCAAATTTTAACGGATCGGGGTCAATTGATCGTATATTAGATGGATTATATGATCGAGATCATGATTATGCAATATCATTTTTTGTTAGTGCATCAGATACCAATGTTTTTAAACCGCAAATTTTACTTAGTAAACGAACATCTATACATCAAAAACAATGGCCATTTGAGATTGTTGCTGTAGGAACTAGTCCAAGTATTGTATGTACAGTTGGTGGGAATCGTGACGTTATTTATCCTGACATTCCGGGTGTTAACTTACAATTGGGCTACCCAACTTTACGTGTTACTGCATCTATTTCTAATAGTTGGACTCATATACTTTTTCAAAAATCTGGTAGTGCTATTCAACTTTATACTAACGGAACATTAGTAGCATCACAATCTAGTACATTATTACAACCAACAACTAATCCGTTATCTGCATCGATTCGAATTGATAATAATGATCCGTTAAAGATAGGCGGATTTTCAATTTCAGGAAGCCAAATATTTAATGCAGGGTATCCTACCGATATAAAGAATTTGTTGCATGATTCTAATTACATTGGAAAACTAGATGAAATACGAATTTTTAATAAAGCATTGACAAGTACAGAAATTGGTTATTTAGCTGATAGATCGGAAGGTGGTACTATGTTACAAACTAGAAATGTTGGTACCGTGATGCCTGCTCAGGGTTTAGTTGTATTTTCTAGTCCCGATTATCGTTTTCAAAATTTATTAAATGCGTCCTTTACTGCATCATATAAAAGTACCAAAACAATTCACGAACTAAGTGCATTAGTTAGAATAGACGCGGGAGAATTTAATTTGTCTACAAATGTTACACTAACTAAAGATGATAATTATACATATCAAAGTTTCGTAACAGGTAGCAATTTTACACCTTATATTACTACAATTGGATTGTATAATGCTAATGGTCAATTATTAGCTATTGGAAAATTAGCACAACCAATAAAAAAACGAGATGATGTAGATTTAAATTTTTTAATACGTTTAGATTTAGATCGAAATATTTTATTTTCTAATCCAGGATTTGCAAAATGATACGTTTAAAAAATTTACTTAAAGAATTATCGCAATCTGATATTCAACGTTGTTTAGATAAGATACAAAACAAACAATTTCGATTAATTGGTGCTGGTGATAATGGTCGTGTTTATGAAATTGATGGCGAAGATAAAACTTTTAAAATTACGCAAGAACAGGATGAATATAAAGTTGCAAATATTATCGTAAATCGATATACTGAATTTACAACGTTTATTCCGGTATATTATGTTGATGGAAAAAATATGTATATAATGGCAAATGCATCTGAATTGCCGGATCGTTTACGTAAAGTAATTGATATGTTCATGGATGATTTTTATTCGTTTGCTAGAGAAAAAGGCGGAGAAGTTTCTATCTTTGATTTTATTCAAGAAACGGATACTATAGATCCATTAATGGATAATTTTTTAACTGCATTACAATCGGATGTTGAAAAATTAAATATAAAAGAATTTGATCTAGATCTAGATTTTCGATCAGATAATATTATGTTATGGAACGATAAAATGGTTATGGTTGATTGGTAAATTAAAATAAAAAAGTTATAATATGAGACGAAATCATTTTCATAGTTCTGGAAATTCTAAACGAGCAAACGCTCTTAAACATGGTTATAAATCGGGATTAGAATTAACTATATCAGAACAAATTAAACAAACAGAGTATGAATTGCGTTATGAAACTGAAACATTAAATTACGTAGTTCCAGAACGCAAAGCAAAATATACGCCTGATTTTGTGTTTATAAAACGCAATGGCGCAACCATGTATATTGAAACAAAAGGACGTTGGACTACTGCAGATCGTACTAAAATGAAACATGTATTGCAGTCAAATCCTGGAATTGATATAAGAATGGTGTTTCAAAATCCGAATCAAAAATTGTCAAAAACATCTCCAACTACATATGAAGCATATGATCGTAAGTTAGGAATTGTGTATGTTGCGAAAAAAGAAATTCCTGCAGAATGGATGGCAGAATGCATAAAACGAGGCGAAGAAGCGGTCGATGTTAAACGTTTCTTTAAATAAGGTTTGTTTTTTGAAAAAAAAATAATATATTCATGAAAATTAATGAAATTTATTTTATTAATAGATTGAAGAATTTATTGATTCAATCGTTAAGCCAGTAATGAAATGTATGTGCTTAACTAATATATTATTAATTAATAATTAATTGGATTCCTTACAGAATTTCTTTATATTATAATTGTGAAGAATCTTAAACTGTTACAATTATTAGAATCTGTTTTAGGTAAAGGTAAATCTACTTCAGGTAATAATATTGCATTCTTTTCTCCGTTTACTTCACATTACAAGCCTAAATTAGAAATTGATATCAATACTAACCACGCCGGAGAAAATCCATGGCATTGTTGGATATCTGATAAAAAAGGCCGCACTATATCTAGTTTGTTTAAACAAATGGGATTGCCTA